AGCAAGTGATATCATGTACGCATTACAAGTAGCTGGGATCGTATCCCTCGGTTGTGTTGCGGCCATGTCATTACTTTACGGTGAGATCTTACTCTTACATAAGATCTAATAGATTACTAAGTGAAAAGAGGTCCCGAAAGGGGCCTCTTTTTTTGTGCTATATACCATAATGGTATTGCTACATTATGCCTTGGATTAGTCTTTCGATATTATTTCCGATTGCATTTGCACTTTTTATTCCTCTCCTACCAGACAATCACAAAGTTGTTAAGTGGTATGGACTTGGAGTAACGTTAACAACATTCTTGATTACGGTTGTTGCCTATATCACAGGATACGATCCATCAGTAAGTGGTCTACAGATGTCTGAGAGGGTGCCCTGGGTCCCGGCCCTGGGTCTTACCTGGTCTGTAGGTGTAGATGGTCTATCGATGCCTCTCGTCCTTCTGACGAGTTTTATCACGAGTCTGGCAGCACTTGCTGCATGGCCTCTGACATTCAAACCAAAACTGTTTTACTTTCTCCTCCTCCTGATGGACGGAGGACAGATTGCAGTTTTCGCCGTACAAGACTTGATTCTATTCTTCCTGTCATGGGAACTTGAACTGGTCCCTGTATATCTGATGCTCGCCATCTACGGTGGTAAGAAACGTCAGTACGCTGCGACAAAGTTCATCCTGTATACGGCAGGTAGTTCATTGTTTATCCTTCTCTCAGGACTCGCCATGGGTTTCTGGGGAGGTGGAACACCAAACTTTGAATACACACATCTTGCAGAACAAGGATTCCCTTTGAGGTTCCAACTCTTATGTTATGCGGGATTCTTAATTTCTTTTGGTGTGAAACTACCGATCGTGCCTCTGCATACTTGGTTACCTGATGCACACGGAGAGGCCACTGCACCAGTTCACATGTTGTTGGCAGGTATTCTTCTGAAGATGGGTGGGTATGCTCTACTCAGATTCAACTGTCAACTCCTTCCTGAAGCACACTCAGTGTTTGCTCCACTTCTAATTATTTTTGGTGTGGTGAATATCATCTATGCCGCATTGACATCATTCGCACAAAGGAATCTCAAACGGAAGATCGCATACAGTTCGATCAGTCACATGGGATTTGTACTCATTGGTATTGGAAGTTATAGTGCTCTCGGAACCACTGGTGCAATGCTTCAGATGGTCAGTCATGGTCTGATTGGTGCGTCTCTGTTCTTCCTGGTGGGTGCAACCTACGACAGGACACATACCCTACAACTCGATGAGATGGGTGGTGTGGGTCAAGACATGAAAGTCATGTATGGCCTGTGGGTAATGTGTTCTATGGCATCTCTGGCACTTCCTGGAATGAGTGGTTTCGTGAGTGAGTTGATGGTCTTTGCAGGATTTGCAACAGACACTGTGTTCTCCGTGCCTTTCAGAATTATTATTTGTGCCACAGCCGCAATCGGTGTAATCCTAACGCCGATTTATCTACTTTCGATGTTAAGAGAAATCTTCTATGGGAATAGAAACAAAGAACTAGTAAGTCATACGAACCTTGTAGATGCTGAACCCCGTGAAGTGTATGTGGTTAGTTGCCTTCTTGTTCCGATCATTGCAATTGGTTTGTATCCAAAAATTATGACGGATACCTATCAAAGTTCAGTCAACGCATTAGTCAATCGCGACCTTGGGGCTTTGCACCGTGTACAGGGAACCACATCTGAACAAAAAGAACCAGGAGTGCTCAGCCCTCTGGTATGAATGGTATGACCTGAGATTCGTCGAGAAAGATCTTGAGAAGGCGAAAGAACTCAGGTCTCGGTGGTCTCAGTGTGCAAGTGAGTTGGGAGAGTTGGTTCACGAAACCTTGATCACTGACCCTCGTTATGCAGATTGGAAGAAACAGATGAGACTTGACAAGATTCCTGATCCCAGATACAATAACTCTGCCAGGGTTCAAGAGGATGAACAAAGCCAAACTTAAAGTTCTTTTGGCCGCTCTCAAAGAGGTCGTCGAAGAACTGGAATCAGAAGTTTATTCTGATACAGAATCATATATGGAAAAAGATCCATATGGTTCGAGTGATTTAATTTTAGATTATGACGAGGTTCTCGGTGATGACGATGGATACCCAGACTGATTGGCGGTACAGTGATGAGAAGATGAAACTGAGACAGCAGGCTCTCTTGATTCTTCTTAATAAATTTGGTGAAGAGTTAAATAGTAGTAACACAAGTAAAGAACCTAATCAAGCCATTTACGAATGTGCTCATGATTGGGTGTCACAAGGGAACACGAATTGTAATGGGATCGTGAGTTACTACTCTGCATACTACTCCCATGAAGGACAAAAAGGCCTGCAAGAAAATTATTAAACGTGCAAAAGAAAATCCTACCTGGTACACTCCAGAGGAAATTTTGTATGTTAAAATGTACAAGAGACTATTGAAAAAGAATGAATGTAAAACTGATCAGTGTGACTCCTGACGCTGAAAAAATTATGGGTTATGTTGCTCGGGTTTCCAATCCGAACAACCAAGAAAATCCAAAGGTCTCTGGACTTCTTGGATACTGTATCAAACATGAACACTGGTCAGTCTTTGAACAGAGTTTTATGACCTTGGAGATTGAAACTACCAGGGCCATCGCGGCTCAAATCCTTCGTCATCGCTCGTTCACATTTCAAGAGTTTTCGCAACGGTATGCCGACAGTTCTATGTTGGCAGATCAAGTTCCTATGTTTGACCTGCGTCGTCAGGATACAAAGAATCGTCAGAACTCTATCGATGATATTGATCCTTTTGTAAAACAAGAGTTTGAGATCAAGATCCGTCGTCACTTTGATGAGGCGATGGTCCTGTATCAATCCATGTTGGATGCTGGAGTCGCAAAGGAGTGTGCTCGTTTTGCATTGCCTTTGGCCACGCCAACTCGCATCTACATGACTGGTTCATGCCGTTCTTGGATTCATTATATCAATCTGCGTTCTGCACATGGAACTCAGAAAGAACATATGGATATTGCAAACGCATGTAAGGAAGTATTCACTGAGAACTTCCCGATTGTTTCTGAGGCCCTTGAATGGACTACAAAGTAATTGATAATTTTCTGCCAGAATATATCTTTCCTGAAGTTCAAGAAACTATAGTCTGGAATCCAGAGTTTCCATGGTACATCTCTCCTGCTGTTGCTCGACAACCAGGAGAAGATGGTGATGATGGTAACTGGAACTGGTATGCATCACATACCTTTTATGATATGAATCGACCCTCTAGTCCTTTCTGGGAAATCATCGATCGATATTTCCTTGAGACTTTCTGTAAGGAAGATATGTGTCGGTCATTCATCCGCGCCAAGGCCAATTTCTATGCCAACAAAGGGGATGAACTTATAGAACATCCTCAACATATTGATTATGGTTTTCAACATACAGCCGCTGTGTTTTCTTTGAACACATGTGATGGCTTTACAAGACTTGCGGATGGTACTAAGATAGACAGTGTTGCGAATCGAATTGTGTTTTTTGATGGTTCTTCGCAACACAACTCTACAACTTGTACCAATCAGAAAGGAAGATTCAATATTAATTTCAACTTCCTCTAAATATCTCTACCCCCTGACATTATCGTTATGCCTACATATCCTGTCGTTCATAAAGACACTGGTGAACAGAAACAAGTTAGAATGAGTATTCATGAATGGGATCAGTGGTTAACGGACAATCCTGGATGGGTCAGAGATTGGTCTGATCCTTCTACTGCCCCTATGGCTACTGAGGTGGGGGATTGGAGAAATAAACTCGTTTCCAAAAAACCAGGTTGGAACGAGGTACTTGAAAAAGCTTCACGAGCACCTGGATCAAGAGTAAAGAAGATCTAAGTCTATGCCTTCTAGAAAGAGAAAGTCTCAAGACCCAATTGGTATTGGCATGACCGCTAAACAATTGAAGAGGAAGAAACCGATCAATACGGACTTCCTCGTTGACATTGAACCCCTTACAGAGAATCAAGAGAAGTTCTTCAAAGCATATTCCAAAGGACAATCTATCTTTAGTTATGGATGTGCTGGTACAGGTAAGACGTTTATCGCACTCTACAACGCACTGAAAGATGTGTTGAATGAGTACACCCCATACAAGAAAATCTACATCGTAAGGTCCCTTGTGGCCACCCGTGAGATTGGTTTCCTCCCTGGAGACCATGAAGATAAGTCTGCTTTGTATCAGATTCCATACAAAAACATGGTTAAATACATGTTTGAGATGCCAACTGATGCAGATTTTGATATGCTATGGGGGAATCTGAAAGGGCAAGAGACGGTATCGTTTTGGTCAACCTCTTTTATCCGTGGTACAACCTTTGATGACTGTATTCTTTTGATTGACGAAAGTCAGAACCTAAATTTCCATGAACTAGATAGTATTATTACCCGTGTGGGTGATAACTGTAAGATTATGTTCTGTGGTGATGCAGTTCAGACTGATCTTCAAAAAACCTACGAGAAGAATGGAATCCTTGACTTCATGAAGATCATTCAACAGATGGATGAGTCCTTCGCTATGGTAGAATTTGGTGTCGAAGACATCGTTCGTTCTGGCCTTGTCAAAGAATACATTATTAAGAAAACTGCATTGGGTCTTTAATGAATCGAACTTTTGTTAACCATCTGGGTGATATCGAACTAAACAAAAAAGAGACTCCAGGCTGTCGTCTCTATGAATTGCCAAATGGTGACTGGGTGCCTTCGATCACCTCAGTCACCTCTTTCTATAACCGTGAAAAATTTATCAAATGGAGGCAGAAAGTTGGTGAAGAGAAGGCGAATCAAATCACTAGAAAGGCTACGAGCCGCGGCACGGACTTCCACGAAGTGGCCCAGGATTACCTTGAAGGAAAGTCACTTGACTGGGAAAGTCATCTTCCCGCATCGAAGTTCATGTTCCACGCCTGCAAACCAATCCTTGATCGGATTGATAACATCCATGCTATCGAAAGGACTCTCTTTAGTGAGTACCTCGGCATTGCTGGTCGTGTTGATTGTATTGCGGAGTTTGACGGCGAGCTTGCGGTCATTGACTTTAAAACTTCAGAGTACATTAAACCAGAAGAATGGTTAGAAAATTATTTTGTTCAGGAAACATTTTACGCCTGTGCATACTATGAAATGACTGGTATTCCTGTCAAAAAACTCATTACAATCATGCAATGCCCTAACGGGGAGAACCATGTATTTGACAAACGGAACAAAGACGAGTATATTAAGCTATTAGTTAAGTATATAAAGAAATTTGTTACCACTAGACATCTTCCAAATGCCTGATAAAAACATTGACAAGGCTCTAAAAGACAAGTTTCTTTGTCAAACTAAATTCACTAAAGATATTGAAAGTCTTGTCAAGAATGACTCTGATTTCAATTACATCGACGCAATCGTACACTATTGCGAAGAGAATAAAATTGAGTTAGAATCTGTACCTAAGTTGATCTCCAAACCACTGAAGGAGAAACTCAAGGCTGAGGCCATGGAACTCAACTTTCTGAAACGTACATCCCGCGCTCGTCTGCCCCTGTGAAAGTGACCCCATTTGAAGTCTACACAACCTATATTGGAATGAAAAATCATTTCACTAAGGACAAGTATGACTTTGTAAAATATTCTGGTAAGACCCGTGCATCTGTCGCCTCGTTCAACAAACGTCGCGACAGATATTTTTTTGAGAGAATGTCCCGTAAGAAGGACGATCATGAGATTGTAAATTATTTCATTGCGAACTTTACTTCGCATGATGACCCTGGTAAAGTATGGATCGGTGAGATTATTGAAAATGGAGAAACCCACTTCAAAGACTGGCAAAGAAGAAACCAGTCGTTGTCCTACATTTTCGGAAACGAAGTTGAATCAATCTTTACAAGAGATAATTTCGACAGTTACTTCCATACTCAGGGCCAACACCCGAAAATCTTAAAGTCATTCTTGAGGAAAGAGATCAGTCTAGAGACTCTTGTCATCCTGGATAAGATTCTTGGTTTCAGATCACATCTTGATAAGAAACTGGATGACCCTATCTGGAGTACGGTTTCCCTCAAAATGAAAAAGTATTCGTCCTTTCTAAATATCGATGTGTTTAAATTTAAAAGAATCCTTAAGGAGAAACTACTATGAGTTTTCTTGACAGTGAATATGTTCGTGCTGGTCTCGTTGAAATCAATGAGATTCAAGAAGACATCTATGGTGACATGATGAAGTTTCCTCAGATGACAAATGAGGAGAAGTACAATCATGTCGCTAAACTTGAGGAACTTTTGGAGAAACAAAAGATCATGTACACTCGGGTCTCCCTGAGTGATGATCCAGAGGCCCTCCAGATCAAAGAGAACATCGTCACCGCAGCCAAAATGCTAGGTGTCCCAGGTGAGGTAGATCCTGGGTATCTCTTCGATACAATGTATAAGACCATCAGTGGTCTGAAAAAACACATCGAACAGAACCTTGACGATTGAGTCGAGACCTGTTACTATAAATCCGTTGGGCAGATGGGACTGGGAGACTGGTTCGGACGTAAGACCCAACACACACAAACCAAATCCTAACTAATCCGAGGTAATCCGAATGTCTTTTGCCGATCTCAAGAAACAGTCTAAACTGGGTTCTTTGACATCCAAACTGGTTAAAGAAGTTGAGAAGATGAATACTCCCTCAGGTGGTGATGATCGCCTGTGGAAACCAGAGATGGACAAGTCTGGCAATGGTTACGCCGTTGTGCGTTTCCTTCCTGCACCACAGGGTGAAGATCTCCCCTGGGTGAAACTGTACAAACACGCCTTCCAAGGTCCTGGCGGTTGGTACATCGAGAACTCCCTGACCACTCTGGGTCAGAAGGATCCCGTCTCCGAATTCAACACCACACTTTGGAACAACGGGACTGATGCGGGTAAAGAAGAGGCCCGCAAACAGAAGCGTAAACTGGAATATTACTCCAACATCTATGTTGTGAAGGATCCTGCGAACCCTCATAACGAAGGTCGTGTGATGCTCTACAAGTATGGTAAGAAGATCTTTGACAAGATCATGGCTGCAATGCAACCTGAGTTTGAAGACGAAGAACCCATCAATCCTTTCGACTTCTGGCAGGGTGCAGACTTCAAGATCAAGATCAAGAAGGTTGCAGGTTACTGGAACTATGATTCCTCTGAGTTCGCACGTCAGGCCCCTCTTCTGGATGGTGATGACGATGCACTTGAAGCTCTCTGGAAACAGGAACACTCCCTTGCAGAACTGGTTGCTGCAGACAAGTTCAAGGACTACGATGCTCTGAAGAAGCGCCTGGATTATGTTCTTGGTATCAAGGGTACTCCTCGTTTCCAAGACCAGGAGACTGTTGAAGAGGAAGAACAGTTCCGTCGTGAGAACCGTGGTGAAAATCTGAACAGTATGAGTGAAGACCGTGGTAATTTCAACTCTCCTGACATTACTCCCACTGTGTCCCGTGATGAGGATGAGGACGATGCACTGTCCTACTTCCAGAAACTTGCGGAGGAGTGATGACTGAACCGATCACTGTTGAAGATTATAAACTCGTCTCTGACGAGTTCTTTCAGAAATACAACTATGCTGCAGAACGCATGGGTCCTGGTCCTCAGAAAGCTGAGGACGTTCTGAAAGTTATGGAAGCACTTACTGGTGCAGTGTTGAAGGAACGAGTGAAAGATAAACTCGGTCCTTTTGGATTCAACAAAAAAACGGAGAATGATTGATGGATGCAGCAGTAGAAGCGTGGAACACTATGGGCTGGTTTGAGGGTTTCCTCTTTACCGCCTGGCTTGTCGCCCTCTATGTGGGTAAACTTAAGATCGATCAACGGTTCGCTCGTCGTACCGTTTATCGTGTCCGAGTAGAAGACAACGATTGAGGGGCCACCAAAAACGTTAAAGGCTTCCAAAAATAGCGGAAAAAAAATCCCTGGCCATTTTGGTGGCCAGGGATTTTTCTCTATCCAGTGATTCTGACGGGTTCTGTACCCTTGAGATTCTTGGAGATATAATTCGAGTTTGGTGAATATCTCATAATCGTCTTCATGTCCTTGATTACCGTTGGTAACAAGTCTCGTCTAATAAGTTGAATATCCCTCTTTCTCTCATTGATTCTCATTTCCTCTTCAAACAGAGTTACTGAGACGATTGGTGCAACAGTTCTTACATTTCCTGCTTTTACATATTTGACTGTAAAGTCTTCATCTACAACTTTTCCCGCAGGAACAATAAGTTGATTATTGAAGTCTCTGAACTCAGTTGTCTCAAAATGGTGAATTTGAGAAAGTTCCTTTTCTGTGTATTTTGAGTTTAAAACCTGATTCAGGTCATATTGACTCAATGGCCATTCAGAACGAATGTCGATGATATTGTTAGATGTGAGAACTACCCAATCTAATGCAGGGTTTCCATAAAACTTCTCTGCAACCTGATCTGGACGATCATTACCTTCGATTTTGTATTTTGTAAAGAGAGTCGCGACTGAAGCATAGTCCTCTCTTAATTTTGCACGACGAAATAGATTTTTTACTTCAACAGTAACTCTATTCCCTCCTCTATCATTGAGAAGAGATGCATACTTGAGATTTGGAAGATACGAAAAATAGTTAGCCATTAGAATCCTACGTCGTCGTCATCAAAATTTTGAGTTTCATAATCATCACGGTAGATAGGTGCAATTTCAGCAAATGACATCGTAATCAACGTACTTACAGGTTGTGAATCTGCGGCATACGCTGCCCATCTTCCTTGAGTGTAATTAACACTAAAGTCAGTTAAAGCACAAGTCTTAAACTTATTTAATCCCTTAATTTCTTCTTGAGTTGTTGATCCTCTACGATATTGAATTCTATAGACATCTGGAGTTCCAAGAAGGAAGTTGGAACCTCCCGCATTTGTGTAACCTTCAATTTGACCTCGCCTTACGGCCATGGTC